ATACATCATGAGGACACGATTAGCTGTCTCTCGATCTACAGTCAGTTCTGATCCATCCGCAAAGCGCATAGGGGCTGCTGTCAGATCCTCTGCAATCAATTGGAGATGATCAAAGTTCGACTCACACTCGAATTCTTCTCCGACTTGAATAGGATCAGTTGTTGGATCAACTTTTCCGAGCGTATGAGGTTCACGTATAGGAATCGAGAAATAACGATCAATCCTGTCGTTGTAATAGAGTGCGACTGCTGTTCCATCCGAGAAATTCCGAATCGTCTTGCGACGAAGCAGGAGAACCATTGGGAGACTCCATGCATGGGACTCTTCTAACTTTGTTGCTGCTTGCTGGATTCCCTTTTCCCGCTTATCTGCTTTGGCTCTACGTTTCTCCGCAGTGTTCCAATGCATATCTGCTGCACGTTCATATTTTCCATTGCCAGTGTTGTAGAGTTGTCCTGCTGTTGCAGCACTCTTTCCACCTTCATCCGCTTGTTTCTTGAGATCACTTGATGCTTTGCCAATATAGGACTTCAGCGTAGACTTATCGAGTTCGTCTATCTGCTGCATCTCTGCTAATGTCTTGCGAAGTTGACTGAGACTTTTCATGTTAATCGTCTATGTCTTTAAATTTAATCTTGTCTGGTGCTCGACGTGCTAACTTTGTTGCTGCTGTTCTCACTCCAGCTAATCTTTTATATGCTTTCTTTGAGTGTGCTGTTCCTAGAGACTTTTTTCCTTTAGCATCTAATTCTCCGGCAGCATGACCATGATGTTGAACGTCCCAGACTGATTTGCTGATGTAATTTTTGAGTGTGCTGGACTTGAGTTCACTCAAAGTCTCTTCCTTCAACTGAGCATTCGCTGCTGCATAGAATCGCTTGTGGTCGAAACGAGGATTTTCCCTGCGGAAGATTTCTGAATGATGATGGGCAAGTTCGTTGCGCTTCTGTTGATCTGGATGGGACTTGATTGTATCGGCAACCATCTGGAAGTGCTTGCGAGTCATCATCTCATCAAGTTCTTCAGATTCTTCGAGCTTAGAGACAGCTTTATCGATTCCACGGAATCGCTTAGTGGCTTTTTTGTCTTCTTCTGCACTCTTATTAAAAGATTTCTTAGCGTAACCTTCTTTTGGATGTCTTTGATAGTGCTTGGCTGCGCTATAATGCATTTGTGATGCAGATGCATGATCGGCTGCATCCTTACCTGCTTTCTTGATATAGGACTTGAGTGTGCTCTTGGAGAGTTCGTCTAGTTGTTCAGCTTCATCGAGCGGAAGATGTGTGACTTGCTTTCCGTCTTTCTCGGCAAGCTTTATATTTACTTCCCAGACTTTCTTTGCTTTAAAGTGTGCAGCAGCTTTCTTCTGTGCATCATAGATCGTATTGGCATGCACTTCATGTCGCTGTCCCTTATAGAAAGCAACGTAGCCGTTCTCTTCAACTAGATTTTTTTTTTCGGTCTCTGTCTCTTCCTGGAGTTCAGGCGACTTGAAGAGATTCGATGCCAATTCCTGCTTGGCATCCGAGAGTGCTCCCAAGACTCTCTCTGAGAGTTCTGTGTTCAGGAGTGCTCGTGCATCCGCAACACGTTCTTGAGCAACGAGAGTGACAATAGACGCGAGATTGGGTTTCATAGAGTTGTCCTTTATGTAAGAGATACAGGTATTTATGGTTTCTTTTTGTTCTTGGGTGCAAATCCCTTAGCGAAGGATTGCACGTCCTGATCGAGTCCTGGAGTCAACGACTGCATTGCTTGATTCTGCTGTTCTGGTGCTTCCTGTCCTGGAGCAGGAATATCCCCTCCTGGAGGCATTCCCAGCGGCATTCCGTCTGGTCCAACTTGTGCAGGGGGAGGAGGAAGGACAATTAATCCGGCATCCAACTCTTCCTGGATCTTATCGCGCATTTCCTTGATCTCTTCATCAGATCGTTGGAGGACATTACGCTCTACCCATTCCAGGGAAAAGTATTTTCCAAGGAAGGGATCGATACGGGAGAGGCAGTTTAAGCGTTCGGTCAAGAGTTCCATGTCTCGTAATTCGGTAAAGTTGGAATCCGAGATCCACGTATAGGAGATATATTCTCTGAACTCTTCCCATTCTGCGAGTGTGCAAATTCCCTTGAGTGTGCATTGCAGGCGAAGGACATAGTTGAAGAGTTGTGCAAATCGCGCACGTAAACGGCCAATGAATTTGAAGAACTTCACTTCATCACGAGTAATTTCTGCAACACGACCCATTCCCTGAATTCCTCCTCCTTCAGTTTCAGAGCGAAGGCGTCCAACGGGAACGTTCAGTGAGGAGTAGAGTTTCTTTTGGAAGTATTCGACATCTTCAAGCTGTCCAAGATTCTGTCCTGCGGGGAGTGTAGTGATCTCTGTTCCTTTTCCTCCCTCACGTCTAGGGAGCCAGAAGTCTTCGAGCATCGAAAGATGTTTTCTCTCATCTCGAATTTCTCCTGTCGAAGCATCATAGACAAGCTTGTTGCGATACTTGGCCATAATGTCTCGGAGATACTGTTCTGCTTTGACTTTGGGAAGATTTCCCACGTCAATATAGAAAATGCGCCGTTCTGGAGCACGTGAGAGACGATAGATGACAATAGCATCTTCGATCATGCGGAGTTGATTGAGTGCTTTAATTGCTTTGTGAAGCCATGAAATAACCATCGTGGACTTTGCATCCAGAAGTCCCGATGTGACTTGAATGATAGAGTCTGGAGCAATGCGGACTCCGTTATTGGTCCCTGCATTGTAGCTTTGTGCTGTGAGTCCTCGTTCGTTATAGACATAGTATTCGGACGTGGACTTGATGATCTCTACGCCTGTCTTGGGATCACGAGTCTTCATGATCTCTCGAATCTTGCGAATCTTGCGAGGATCGATGAAGCGAAGTTCCTTGACTCCCTCGATAGGTTTCTGTTCGTCTACGATCACGTGATAGAACAGTCTTCCGTCCACATACCAGCGCCGAAACAAATCCTCTGCGAGAGCTTTGAAGTTTAGTAATCGCTTAACTGTTTTAAATTCTTTTTGGATCTTCGTTTTGATAGAGTCTGGAACGTTGAGTTTATCCAGATTGATGTTGACAATATCGCCGTCATCATCGTCCTGTGTAATGGCTTCTGTCACAATTTCGTTGATTGCTTCAGAGCATTCAGGATGGAGGGACATCTCTCGATAGCGAGAAATCAGTTCAATCTCATTGCGAACTGATCCTTCGAGGTCCACATACGTCCCAAAGTAGGCGCCTTGAGTGATGTTTATCGCACCATCCTCAAGTTCTCTTTGTGGCAGTACAAATGAAGCAGTATTCTGTGCTGCTTCCTTAGTAACGTTTTCCTTGCCTATAGAATACCCGAAAAGACTAAACGCCATGGTTTACAACTCCTTACTCATAATATTTATAGACTTCATTTTCGCTTTACTGATGTTTTGTCTCCACTGTTCAGGCATCACAGATCCTTTGGGAACTGGAGGGTTCTGCAATCTTCTTGCTTGTCTAATTTTTTCTAATGTTTCTGGAGTGTGCTTAAACGTAACGTGTGTTTTGATTCCCTTATTCCAGGGAGTTTTTCCTCGACGTTTAGCTTTTTCCGATTCTGGCATAGGACCTAATGAAATTCCCTTATTCCAGGGAATACGTCCTAACATTCGTTGTCTATTTCTCTCTCTAACTTCTGGTCTCAAGAGATATGCTCGAATTCGTTCTCGACGCATAAATTCACGTCCAGTTGAGATAGACATTTGCCCAGAAAGAACTTTCCAGGCAACGTAGTCTTCATGTCTATTGAATTGCTCAAAGAGGAGTTGGTGGGCTTGAGCGTGTTGTTCTATAGAAAGGATTACAACATTATCCTTGCTATTGAATCCTTTTAATGAGCCAAATCGATTTTTCCACTCGTGCCGTGGAATAACATGATGCTTATGTTCACTGATCATAAAAATTATAAAATTACTGTGTTGTCAGCCGAAGTACTTGTCCAGTATTGATATGAAAGCGTCACAGTATATTCTTCAATCGTATCATTTGCCGACCAGTCAAGATCTATCTGTGATACATCCACTGGGAACATTCCAACGAATGAATAGGACTTCAGTTTGTTTCCCTTTTTCCCATACTGATTCACGATTGCGTCTGTTGCATATCCGAGAGAGTTTCCTGCCCATTGTGCGCGAATGTTCGACACATGGGAGTTGATTCCTGCCATCCACTTTTCAAATCCATTACGTACGACAAAATCTTCATCATTCAGAATTGTAACTGTCCATTCAGGGAATGTACGATTTCCAGCTAACTTCACTTCGCGTCCAAAGTATTGCAGCGGAACTTGTCCGATCTGTGTTCCTGGGAGGGATGCCGACTTACACATAAAGGATAACTTACGTGCTGCTGCTCCTGGATTAATGAATGTAGGAAATGTCATTTGCACTTCAAACAGGTTAGGACGTGCTCCGTCTCCCTGCATCTGTGAACGAAATTCGTAGATATTAAATGCCATGGAATTCTCCTTACTCCTTACTCTTTAGAATTTTCCGACAATCTCACTGAATTCCACTCCTGTACGGACAGCCGTGAAGTTCAATGTTATAAAGTTGATGCTGTATGCGGGGATCACATAGATATCTCCAACAAATGCATTGTTGTTGATCACTTGAGGAGTGTTGTTTGTGTCATCACATACAACTCTGAAATCTGTGATTCCTCGTCGTCCTTGAACATCTCGGAGATAAGGTTCAACAGCAGACACGAATGCTGCACGAGTAAACTCATCGTTGAATTCAAAGAGTGAGTATTTTGCAAATCGCGCAATCGACTTTTCGAGTGTGATGAACAATCGACGCACATTGATTCGATCAAATGCTGATGGCTTGCTCTGAAGTGTCTTGTCTCCATAGAGAATGTTTCCTTCTCCAGGGAAAGCTACAACAGGATTGATTCCGTTCTTATACAATTCATCTCGTTGAGTCTTGTTTGGAATCCAAGACAAGCGCACAACGTTCTTGATTGATCCACGGATATATCCTGCTGGAGAATACCAAGGATCACGTGTCAGATCTGTCCGAGCACACAATCCTGCAATATCTGCATTCAAAGGTGTGTATCGGTACGTATCGTTGTACTTGTCGAAACGATACTTCCATCCGCAATCCAGGACTGCATAGGATGTAGATGACAATGAATTGCGATGTGCAATCACAGCATCCGTTTCGCTTCCTGTGTTGTTCACTGCTGCTGTACGAGGAGGCGAGAAGAATCCGACGCAATCTTTACGAGTAGTCAGAATGTTATCGATGATGTACTGAGACACAACTGCGTTTGAATCTCCTGTTGGAAGGAGCGATACGTCCACAGCTTCAGGATCTACGAACTGATCCCATGCTCTGAGTAAATCTGCATTTGTCAGAGTTGCTGTGACTCCTCCTGCAAGAGTTTCTGTCACAGGCTTAACTACGTTCGTAAATGTCGTTGCTGCTGATGTATTTCCCCAATTTGTTCCGAGGACATCATGATCTCCCCAATAGATCCAGCGTGACTGATTGAAGATCACAGTTGGGTAGTAGAGAGTTGATCCGTCTTCAGATTTTGCATCACTTGCTTTAGAAACAAAGGGATACTTCTCCAAGATTGTTCCAGGAATTCCTGTGATCAATCCTGTTACGTCTACGACAATGACATGGAGTTCATCTCGTGATCCCAAGAGATTGGCCACATAGGGAGATGTTCCAGGAGCAGAGTCAAACTCGTCTGCATACTCCCACTTACGGAGAATCGTGCTTCCGACTGTGACTGTTGTTGTTAATGCGCTTGCGAGTGTAATTCCCGTTGCATTGGCAGAAGTGACTTTGATATAGGGATTTGATCCGAGCTTGACATAATCTCCTGTGACAATGTAGGAATTTGCTCCTACAAGTGTTCCGATTGTCGTATCACCAACCGCTCCTGCGTTCGCAGTGATTGAGACAGAGGACAAGTTGAGAGAATATGCGTTTGCTGATCCGCATGTAGAGACTTTCAGTGAATTTCCGAGTGATCCTGCATAGCGACCTGCATAGCTTCCGAATGTTCCCGATCCATCCAGATAGCTGTTTTCATAGACTCCTTCGTTCTTGATCAGGACTGCTGCTGCCGAATTGCTGACTGCGTTTCTTGCTCCAGTGTTTGCTGCTCGAACAATGCGAAGATTGTTGGCATAGGCAAGAAAGTCTGCACAAGTGAAGAAGGAGACGAATGTGTTTGAATCTGGCTTACCGAAGCGATTTACCACATCAAGTTCACTGCTTACGAGGACACGTGCTTCGACGGGTCCCCATGTAAAGTTTCCTGCAAATCCAGCATTCGTTGTAGAAGCAAACGGAACGACTGTACTTGCATCTTTTTCAATAACATCTACGCCAGGAGAAATTTGAAAACCCATTGGATATGACTCCTTAATTTAGGGGAGGTATTCTGTGTTGTGAAATGCTCACAAGTACCAGTATTTATAAAATAATGACTCTATGTAGAGCGTCTATACCCCATTGAGTCAATAATTCCCTGTACGTACATCGAATCGACAGTTGTCCAGATCTGCCCTGATCCATCATCAAAGACTTCTGCTGGATTTTGTCCATCGTCTACGATCAGGATTCCATCAACTTCCGATTCCAGGAGACTTGCTTGATGGGATTCGATAGCTTGCCGGATAGAGTGCTGTACAGATTCGCGGAAATACTTCTGAGTAGTGAGCCAGGAGAAGAGGACCAGGGACATTACTAAGTCATCATGGAATCCTTCCTCTGCTTTCCATGTCTGGAGTTGTTGTGTGAATGTTGAGAGTTCGTGGATCGTATCGTAATCCGTAACAATTAGCTTATCTTCCTCAATCAGCGTTTTTAAGTTCGTGCATCCGATCCTCTTGACAGGTTCGGTCGTCTTGAGTCCGAGCATTGTCTTAGCTTTGTATCCTGTTGAGACTTTTGCAGACTGTCCCTTGTTTGCAGTCTCGAACTTGAAGATGTTCTCGTATTCCAAGTCCCAATGGAGCATATCGACAATTTGTTGTCCATTATCATTGATTTCGATGAGGACGAATGCCTTATTATACCGAGTTGCTGCATTGAAGATCAGACTTGGGAGGATCATAGGACTGATGATATTGCTCTTATACTTCGCTACAAGACGGTAGGGGAGTTCCGTAATGTCTATGATCGTAAATGCAGAGGAGTCCTTTCCTAGACCTCGTGAGGGATCACAAATGAGGGAATATGTGTGTCCCTGCTTTGGCTGCTCAAAGATATCGAATCCATGTTCGGACATCATCGGAGCAACGATAGCCATTGCTGCCAGTTTAGCTCCAGAAATGAGTGTTGCAGACGATCCGATGAACTGACACTTGACTTCCTGGAGGAACTTCTGAGGACCAAGGACTTTCTCTTGCTCTTGATACCATTCTAGATCACGTCCAGGCATTCGATCCCACTGATAGTAGACAGGGACAAATCCATTTGTCTTGTTCTCGGCCTCAGTCCAGAACTTATAGAAGTGATTCATGCCGTTCGGAGTTGACGCAATCAGAATCTTCGTTTCTTTTCCCGAGGAGATCGTAGGGAAGATCGAAGTGAAGAAGTCTTCAGCGATATTGTTTCCCACGTGAGCGAACTCATCGAGGAATACGAGCGAGAGTGAGTATCCACGAATACCAGTTGAAGAGGTTGCTGCTGCGATAACACGAGATCCATTCTCTAGTGTGATCGATCCCTTATTCCATTCTGTTACTCCCTGCTGCAAAAAGAAGGGAATGTGTTCATACATGAGTTGGATAC